GGGGCTGGCTCCTTAGAACGGCGAGGTGCCGAATAGCGGGGTAAATGCGATTTCTGGGTGTACGCGGCGGTTCAAGACGGTGGGGGCACCGGAGCCTGTGAAGTCCGTGTTGAACCGGATGCTGCCGTCGTCGTTGAGTGCCAGCACGTTGGCCGATGCCACCTTTTCTTTGTTCTCGTCATAGACGAAGCAACGCCTCTTTTCTGCGTTGCCGGTGCCGGCTTGGCTGATGTAGTTCCACCCAACATTGGGCAGCAGGAGATTCCAGCCGCTCTGCCGATACGCAAGCTCGACGGTGACGCTCCAGTATTTGATCTCCACGCCGTTGACCACTTCGACTTGCTGCTGCCCGCTGATGCCTTGGCACTTCCACTGATGCACTGCCGCCCCCATGAACGCATCGGAGTTCACGCAGTTCGTCACCTGGGCTGCGACGGCCACAGGGAACGCAGACCGGTTGCCGCTGATGCTGCACCGCAGTTCGGCTTCTTCGGTCATTGCAGACTCAAAGAAATCACCGGCCGTGTTAATGAGCGCCTTCCGGTTTGAGTTGCCGCTGCCTTGGTAGTAGACGAGGGCCGGCACCGCAGCACCGCCAGTGCTGAAGCTCCACACGTCGGGCCGAGCAAGCGGGTTGGGCTGGCTATCTTGGCTGCCAACCTGCGGCACCTCGTACCGGTACGTGATCTCCGCGTGCTGCCGGTCGGTCTCCGTGATGCTGCCCTCGGTGCAGAGCAGGTACGAAAACTCCGGGTGCATGGAGCCGTGGAAGATGCCCACGGTGTTCAGCAGCGTCTGGTGCGCTTCCGGCGCGTCCGTGGTCACGACGAACTTACGTTCTGCCGTGGGGCTCTCGCCAAACTTGTGCGAGAACGTGCGGGGGAGGACTTCGCGGTATCCGATGATCGCCATGGCTACGCCCCCAGGATCTCGACTGGATTGGCTCCGGTCGCAGCGATCGCCCGGCGGATCTCCTCGAGCTTGGCCAGCTGCTGGGCACGTTGCTCAATCGCTGGGTCTGCCCGGCCAGTGGCAAGCCGCAGGAACTCAGACGCGCCGGCCTGGGTGCGAACGTCGCTCGCCTGCAGGGCATCGGCAGATGGCCGTGCCAATTCGGCTGCAATCTCTTTGCGTATCGTGATGCCTTCTGCAGCCAAGTTCTGCAGGGCTGTGCGGGCTTCGCCGCCGTCAATTAGCCCACGGTCAAAGGCTTCCCGCACCTTTTTGAATTGGTCGGTGACGGTCTGCACGGGCTTCAGCAGCCCCTGGTCAAGGCCAAGGGCCGAGAGCTCACGCTGGCGGGCCTGCTCTTTTGCCGCCTCGGCTGCAGCGGCTGCAGTCTGCTGTGTGAGCGCGAGCCTCTGCTGGGCTGCGGAGATCGCTTCTGCGTCGCCAGTCTTGCGTGCGGCGGCCAATGCGGACTCTGCGTCGGCAATTGTTTGCTGGATTGCCAACAAGTCTTTGTTGTATTGCAGACGCGATTTTTCGCCGTCGCTAAGGCCAGAATCAACCAAGCCCTGCACTCGCTTTGCCGCCTCCTCGCTTGCCTTGCGTGCGGCGTCCGCAGCTGCGTCTGTGGCCTTCTTCTCTTCGTCCCTCGCAGCGGTGATGCTCTGTATTACTGTCAGCAACTCGCTGGCGGAATCTGCCACAAGCTGCTCGCCCGCAGCAGCGTCCACGAGCCCGGCGTTAAGGTTTTCAACGTCTGTCTGGAGCGTGTCAAAGGCGTCGGCAACTTCCTGCGGGACCGCAGCTAAGCTGCCTGCCTCCTGGGCAAACTTGCGGAAGGCAGACGTGGCCTCGTCAATCGTGCCCTGGATCAACGTGGCATCTGTGATTTCGGCAGGCAGCTTAAAGGCAGCCTCTGCCTGCGCGCCAAATTCTTTCACCGCGCCAGTTGCGGCTTGAATCTGCGTCTGTGTTTCTGAAATTGCCTGCGTGATTCTGTTAGCTGCGGCTGTACCGGTGTCTGCGGCATCGTCGGCGGCCGTCGCCATGTTGATGTACGTGCCGGCCACGGCACCCAGCACCACCACGAGCAGGCCGACGCCCGTGCGAGACAAGAGCGTGGTGACGGCGGCAGACAACGCTGCCGTGGCTGCGGTGGCAGAAACGCACGCAAGGCTGTAGCCCGCAAACGCACCAGCGGCGGCTAGCGCACCAACGGCAGCACCTTGGATGTTCTTGCCGATCAGAGACAGCGTGTCAGCGATAACTGGCAGCACGCCGGCAGCGAGCGGAGCGGAAGCCTTGTAGATTATGAGAAAGGTTTCGCCCAGGGCACGCCCTGCGTCGGCCAGGCTTGCGATGGCACCCTCGGCTGCCTTTGCCACTTCCTTAACGTCGATGGCCGCGATGAACTCAGCGGCAGACCGCGACGCCTCAATCAAAGCGGTGGCCAGCTCGGCCGTTACTCGCTGCTTGAATGCCTGCACCGTCGCCCCCAAGGCACTGAATGAGTCATCGAGCTGCGCGAGGTTGGCCACCTGCGTCTGCCCAAGCACCAAGCCGAGGCCCTCGGCCTGCTTTCGCATCTCTGCTAGAAAGCCCGCGCCCTCTTGGAACACAGGCACGAGCTCGGCACCGCTCTTGCCGAACAGGCTAACGGCCGCCGCCGCTTGCTGTGCTGGGTTTGGCAGCTGCGAGATCGCCGCAGCCACCTTCTCGAATGCCTGCTCGGGCGAGAGCCTGGCAAGCTCTTCAACCGACAGACCAAGATCGGCAAAAGACTTGATTGCAGACTTATTGCCAGTCTGGGCTTCGCCGAGGTTAATGCCCAGCTTCTGGATGCCCTTTCCAAACGTCTCCACGCTCACGCCAGACTGCTCGGCTGCGAACTGGTACGCCTGGAGCGTCTGGGCCGACACGCCCGTGCGCTTGCTGAGGTCGTCCACGCTGGCCACGGCGGACGCGGCACCGGCCACGAACGACGTGAACGAGCCGGCCACAGACTGCACGGCAGAGATAAAGACCCGCGACAGCTCGATCGTCTTCAGCGTCGATACATCTTGCTGCGTTTTCTTGGCGGCATACCCGAGCTTCTGCAGCTCCACGACGCCAGCGTTGATGCCCGCAGACATCTGCGTGGCATTTGCCGACAGCTGGAATCCTAGTCCTACGGTTGCCATCTCAGCTTTCCAAGTCTAGCTTCATCTGCTCGAGCACTTCGCGTATCTGGTTGGGATGCTTCGGTGCCTTGTCTTCAATCGGGATGAAGTCGCTTGCGGATGGCACCTTGCCCCTCGGGCAGTACGGCGCGAGCATCGCGCTAGCCAGCATCCCTGTCTGCGTCCAACTGTCGGCCAGCGGAGAGAACCACCGAGAGAACGCCAGCCACTGCGAGAACTCCCGAGAATCCATTCGGTCGATCTCGGCCAGCGTTTTTCCGAGGTGGCCCGCCAGACGCATCTTGAATTGAAGCGTCGGACGGGCGTTTATTCCCCCGCCAGTCTCTTGATTTCCTCCTCTGTCAGTGCGTTGTGTTTCATCGCCGCCTGCCACAGCTTGTGCATCTGGTCGCTGCTGCGGCGCTTTAGAGCCTCGACGCCCTCTTCGCCTGGATACAGCAGGTTGCCCTTCTCATCGCACAGCGTGCGGCTCAGCAGCTCGGAGCGGAAGTCTGGAATCGCCTTGCCGCCGGCCTCCACGAGCTTGAGCTCGTAGGAGTCGCGCTCACCAACGCTCATCAGCCGCAGGCAGCACTCGCCGCCAAACGCCTGCACCTTGATGATCTTTGCGTCATCCGCTGCGTCGATCTGTTCCCGTGTCAGCGCCATGGTTCACCCGTCGAGGATCTTGAACGTGACGGTGTAACGGGTCACGCCGTTCACTTCGTTCGACACGCTCAGCGACTCCCATACTGCCTGAACGGTCAAGGACTGCCCGCCGCCAGAAATCACCAGTTGCTTGCGCAGGCCGTACTCTGCCGTGCTCGTGTTTGCGCCGCCAAGCGCGGTGATGGTGACGCTGCCGGCTTCATCGGTCCACGCGACGCTGCGGCCCTTTGGTGCACCGCCGCCGTAGGTCCAGTCCAGGCCGACAACCTCAGAGAAGGCAGAGCCGCCCCAGGTCACGGATACGCCGGCGCTGTAGCTAGCCACGGGAAAACCTCCCGTGCGTTAGCGGGCGACCCGGAAGGTGACAGAGCCACGCACCACGTCGTTAACGGCAAGCGTGACCGACGAGCTCGAGACCGTCGCCGCCTTTGACAACGACACGCCGCCAGTGATGGCCAGCGTTCCGGTCGCACCGTCTGACACGACACCGTTCCCGATGTAGTCGATCTGCACTTCGCGGCCCGTGTCGTTCGCGGCACCAGTGAGCGGGCGGTCCTGCGTCAGCACGGCAGAGCCAACGGCCTGGCCGAGGTGGCTGATGTCGATGGTGTCGGCCGCATTCACGTCGGTCAGCGTGTACACGATGTTCGTGACGGTGAAGTTTGTGCCGCCGAAGCTGAACGTAGTGCCGGTCGAATCATGAGGCGTTACGGCCATGCGTTAGGTCTCCTGCCACCAGATGTCGAAGGACAGTTTCACGCTGTACACGGGCGGCATGTCCGCCCCGGCCAGCTGTACGAAGTCATCCTGCTCGTTTTCGAGCGAGGTCTGCTTGACCTCTGTATTGTCGAAGGTTCCGCCGTACCCATCCAGAACGACGCGGCAGCGGTCAGCCAGATCGCGCGCCCCTTCGTAGGTCGTGGCGTACACGTCGAAATCAACGCTGACCTGCGGCACGCCCATCGGCCCGCCCAGCGTCTGCGCCCGGCGAATGCCTGTGCGGCGGTACGTGATAAACGGCAGCGGCGCGGCCTGTGGGGCCAGCAGCGGATAGACGCGGCTCGACACCACGGACGATACGGCGGTCGTGGTTACGAGTGCATTGCGCAGAACGGCTTCAGGGCTTTTCATTTGTCGTCTGCCTTGTTTCTGCGCTCAAAGGCCCGCAATGCCGCTGAGAGAGACTTACGCATCTCGACATCCAGAATGCTCTTCATCGCACCGCGTGACTGGTTGTAGGCCCGCTCAAGTGGACGCAGTGCAGGCATTGGGGCCACCGAACCAGTGGCGATAAAGTCGATTGGATACTTGCCCTGCCACGATCCCTTCCCCCGGCGGTAGTTCCACGAAGACAAGATCTGCCGTGGATTGTTCTGGGCCTGCTCTTTGCGTCGCTCGCGCTGGGAGATGATTCGCCCATCAAGGATCACGCGGCGACGCTTAACCACGCGGCTCTTGCCAGGAGTGCGTCGTCCCTTCGTGCCAAACTCAACCAGGTGCGAGTGATAGGCCCGGTTCGGACCCTTCATCACAGAGCCGCCGAAGGCCGTCTCGGCCGTCCGCTGAGCACCGCCACCAACTGGGCGGCGGAAGCCGATCACGATGACCGACACCGGCACCTTGAACTTGTTGTTGGTGTAGCTCTTGCCACGCTCTGTGATGCTTGCAAGCAGGTTGCCCGTCACTTGGCCGATGGCCCGCACATTGGCTTCCAAGGCTTGCTTCCCTGGCACGGCGGCTTTCTTCAAGGCCTTGCGCTGGTACTTGTTGGAGATGTCGGCCGGCAGCTTCTTCAGCTCGGCCACCACGTCATCCAGCGGCGCGAGCGAATAGAGAGACTTTGCAGCCTTGCCACGGCCCACGGCCAGCTTGATGAGTGGTTCGCCAGCGACGATCGCCATTACGGCACCTGCTCCTGGCAGATAGCCTCGTGCTCGCTGCGGTTGCCGTGCTCGAGCAGGCTGACGATTTCCAGCGTGCGGGAACGCCACGAGAACCGCATGTTCTGGGTCAGGCCCGGCAGGTAGCGGAGCCGCACCCGATGGCTCACGGTCGTTTCCTGCTGCCCGGCCGTCAGCGCCTCGCGGGCCGACACGCCTTCGACGCTCGCCCACACGGCAGACGAGTCGGCCCACGTCAGCACCGTCTCGCCGAGGGCATTAGTCGCGCCGCTGGCGATCTGCACGGTGACGCGCTCGCGGAGCTTGCCGGGGTCGATCATCGGTAGGAGCCCCACTTCTGCGAGTCCAGAAGCGACTTCACGCCAAAGGGAATCTCGTTGCCACTCATGGAGTCGGCAGCCATGCGGCGCTCGTACCACATGCCGACAAGCATCAGCATGGCGTGCCGGATCGCTGCCGGAACGCTTGATCCGCTCGGGCCGTAGCCAGCCCACCAAGTGACGCTGATAGCGTTGTCATCCTGCAGGTGAGGCGGCCACGTCTGGCCGTACAACGTCTTCACGGTGCCCGGCGTGCTGTTGCGGTCCACCCGGTAGCTCGAGGTGGCGTAGGTGGCCGTCGTGCCGTTGTCATACGTGAACGTCAGGGCCACCGCAGTAGCCGTGCCAGCCGCTGCCATCGGCGGGCGTGGCAGTTCGATGTCGTGCGTGCCGTCTGGCGGGAAGCGGTCGAACCGCATGACCCACTGCGTGTAGACCAGCGAGCGGTCGAGGTACTGCTCGCACCACTCGCGGGCCGCCGTGATCAGGCTGGCCACGTAGGCATCGTCATCGTTCCCGTCGATGCGGCAGTGGGCCTTCGCCTCGGAGAGCGTGACCGGCTCAACGGC